GCGCACCCTGTGGTGTCATCGACGACCGGTTGGGGATCGTCCTGAGCGCGCGAGCGCGTGGTGATCCGCGCTGCTGCTGCGGCATGACGACGTTGGTGCCGCCACCCGGCGACGCCGTGGCCATTCTCTGGTTACGCTGCGGTGCGATCTGCATGCCTGCTCTCCTCGTAGTACGGACATTCTTCTGCCGTCATCCTGAAAATAATGTAGTCCACCCCGACATCATAAGCGTCAGGGATGCGGGTGTGCTCGGTGAACCCCAAGTGCTTGGCGATCCTGACCGCCTTGGCGTTGTTCGCCGGCGTCAGGCCGATGATCAGCTTGCGTCCGCAGACCCCGAAAACGTACCGCACCACCTCGATATGGATGCCGTGCTTGAAAGCCAGCGGGTCGAGCACGGCGTGGTGGCACTGGACGCTGTTGTGGCTCCACGAGTCGAGCACGTACATGGCCACGATCACGCCATCGCGCTCGGCCACGATCCCCTTGGTGTCCTCGCACAGCACGCACTTCACGTGCTCCTTCAGCCACGGGATGTCGGCAGGTAGCATCAGTGGCCGGAAGACGATCACAGCATCCCCCCCGTGTCGTACATCAGGTCGAACCCGACCAGCGACAGCTCCACCGAGGATTCTCCGCGCATGGCGATAGCGATATGCCGACCCATCCCGTGGCCGCCGATGATATTGATGTAGCTCTGCGAGGCCCCGGCCCATACGTCGATGTCCCACACCGCGGCATCCCACAGCGCCGCATCGGACTTGATGAACGGTGGGTTGTTGAGCACCTCCGACAGGTCGAAATCGTAGCGCGCCTGCACGCCGAACGTGGGGACCCCTTGGCCGATGAAGCTCGGACGGATGAACTGGACCCGCTTCCAGTTGGCCGGCGTCCCCACGTTCGAGTAGTGGGTCAGCAGGGAGTAGACGATGGTCTGGCCGGTCAGTCCGTCGAGGCTCACGGCGTCGGCAAACCCGGTCATCTGGAGCACCCGACCGTCCGAGGTGCCGAAGAAAAAGCCGCCGCCGTTCTTGTTCAGGCAGCGCATGTCGAGGTCGCGGAACATCGACCACGCGCCGGTGTTGATGTTGAAGCAGAACTGGATCGGGGTGGAGGTCGGGTTCTCTTTGGGGACCGACACGATGGCGACCCCTTCCGCGGGGTTCAGCTCCAACTGCCAGCCGTACTCGTCGCGCACCGTCTCCATGAAGCTGCGGAAATACCGGGTGATGTTCTTGGTGATGTAGCTGTCGTCGTCGAGCGAGGCCATGCCGCCGAGAAGCGCCGAGAGCTTGAGCAACCCGAAGTCCGAGGCGATCAGGACGTCGCCACCCCAGTCCGACAGCACCCGGCGTCCCTCGGGGACGGTGCCGACGAACCACCGACCCACCACCCGCAGGTCGTCGGAGTTCTCCGGGTTGAACGTGCCGGACAGCTCCCACACCAGCAGGTCGCCAGCGGAGCCGACCGCCACCAGCTTGTCGTCCATCCCTGCGCCGTCGTCCACCGTCCACGTGCTGAGCTGGACGAGGTGACCGCCTTTCTTGAAGCGGCTCCCGAGGTCGAAGGTCTGCACCTCGCCGGTGAAGGCGATGGGGTCGGTGAACCACGCCTTGGCCGTGTCGCGCTCGACGAACCAGACCCTCGCGTTCCACTCCACGAGCTGGACCAGATCGGCAGGATCGGGAGCCGAAATCGGACCGGTGGTGCTGACGGTCCCCTGAGTCCACACCAGCCCGTCGAATACGTAGTAGCCGTTGGCCTCGTCGCACACCAGCAGGAAGTGATCGCCGGCGACGTTGGTGTAGTTCAGGACCGAGCACCAGCCGGCCTTCTCCGCGTCCTTGATCGGCCAGTTCAGCACCTTGGCGTGCGGTCCGGATCCCCCGGCGGTGACGTCGAAGATGCCGTCGTTGGTGACGGCGAACGCGAAGTCGATGCCGCCGCTGCTCTGCGCCACCACCGAGTTGTAGTACATCAGGGTGCGGACGTCCGCCGGCAGCGCGTCCTTGTCGAGCAGGCCGGTCACCGTTTCCTTGGAGCCGGGTCGCACCGAGACCCCCATCTCCCTCGGGATCATGTTGAACAGCCAGATCGCCGTCTCGTGGTTCCCCGCATCGGTGCCGTAGATCGGCGCGTTGGCCACCAGCCCACGCATCGGCGCAGGCGTGCCGACAGCCTGCGTGTTCTGCCTCTGCGGAGGCTCGTTGCGGAGGGTGGCGGGACGACGCGCCGCCATTACGGTGTGCCGAAGTTGGTGTCAGGGGTGTTGCGGTAGCCGTCGAGGTAGGGGTAGCGGTAGCCGTAGCGACCGGCGTTGAGGATCGGCGCACCCTTGTCCTTGCCACCCCAGCTCTGGAGCGCACGCAGGTACTCGCTCTCCGCCGAGGCGGTGTCGAACCCGCGCGCCTGCAGGAACCGGTACTTCAGGCACCGCTCGATCAGCCGAGGCTCGTAGAGCACCGTGTCCGCCGAGGTCTTGACCTTGTCGTCGTAGGTCACATCCGGGTTCGGCGCTACAGCCGAGTCGATCACCCAGTTGCGGCTGATGTACTCGTAGGCGATCTGCAGGCCTTCCGCCGGAGGTTGCGGGAACAGCCAGAACTGCCGCTCCACCTGCCGGAAGCTGGCGTAGATGGTGTAGGAGACGAGGTCCCTGCCGATCAGGTAGGTCCACATCTGCGCCGACAGCGGCCCGAACAGCGGCACGTTCCCGGCCTGTTCCCAGCCGGTCTGGTCGATCATGTAGGCGTAGTCGTCGGGGAACTCGTACTTCCCCGTGTCCCCGGCCTGCGTGATGAAGTTGACCTCCCGCACAAGCCCCTGCCACGCCAGCTCCTCGAGCAGCTCGTAGCCGCACGAGTTGAGCAGGTCGATCATCTGAGTCCACGCGATGTCCGCTTCGGCGAAGGCATCGACGGTCGAGCCGATTCCGACCTCGGAACCGACCTGACTCAGAATCTCGTTGGCGGTCTTGAAGCGTGCCATGGTTTACTCCGTTGCGGGTGCCTTTTTCCGGGCCGGTTTCTTGGCCGCGGCCAGCAGCTCGTTGATCTGCTCCTGCTGCTGGTCGAGCCGCGCCTTCAGCTCCTCGTTCTCGTCGCGCAGTGCGATCATCGGCGCATCGGACTTGGCGGACTTCATGTGGTCCTTGGCAAGCTGCTTGAGCTTGTTGATCCCCATGAAGTTCTGGCCGTGGCTGTCCGGCATCTGCGCCAGCGCCTCGATGGTGTGGACACCGAAGAACTTCATCTCCTCGACCTGCGAGCGCTTCAGCAGCGGCCACTGCTCCAGCGGCGTCCCCTCCTGCGCCTGCTCCTGACCGCGCTCGAAGGCGTCCCACTGCTTCGGGAACCGCTGCTGGTCGGACAGCCGGACCGGACGGCGCACGATGTTGTCCTTGTCGCCGGGGACCATGATCATCACGTAGGGGGTGTCCACAAAGATCGGACGCGCCTCCTCTTTCGTCCTCGCTTGGTCCTGCTTGGCGTGCATGTAGAATTGTGCGAAGACCTTGTCATCTACAGCAGACGGGTCCATGGCCAGTTGGGTCATCCCGTGGGTGGCTTCATTCAGCATCTCGTTCTCCTGTGGCGGTCCCGAAGGTGGCCGCTGTTATTGGCCTGTCCAGAACTGGAGCAGGCGGTCGTTCAGGGTGCCGGTGTGGCCCAGCCCCCCGAGGTATTCCATCCAGCCGTCTTGGTTGGTCTTGCCGGCCACCGACACCTTGGTGGCGAGGTAGCTGCGGAGAACGTCTTCGATGGTCCCGGCAGGTGAGGCACCCCCGAGGATGTACCACGCTATCAACCCGTCGTTCACCGTCGGACCGGAGACGGCGCGGAGAATCTCGTCGTTGAGTGTTCCCATCAGCAGCTCATTGGCAGCGTGGTCGTCCCTGAGCCGACGTTCCGGCACTCGGGGTTGGCCGGAGCCTGTCCCGGCGGACAAACGTGGAGCGTGCTACCCGGTGGACACTCGTAGAAGTCGGCCTGCACGCCGGGGGCCGTGAAGTGGAAGCACCCGGCGAGCAGGAGCGCGGCTGATACAACCAGCAGCGCTTTCATCACGTGACCGTGTTCGTACCCCATGCGCGTTCACCGATCTCGATGGTGCGGCTGGAGCGGTTGACCGGGTCAGCACCCGCGGCACCGAATCCGGCACCCGGCGCGGCCTGCACCACGGCGGCGATGAAGCTCAACGTGTCGTTGACGTCGGACCCCTGCACGCCGTTGATCGGGACCGTGCCGACCCCCTCGGTGCCAGCTCCGAGGCCGGTGTTGCCGAGGTGAGCGCTGTCCTGCGGCGCACGCGCCGCCTCGTGCTGGTCTTCAATCGACCAGTCCGACAGCTTCGGGTTGTACCCGGCGGTGTTGATGCCGACACCGGGAGCGTTCGAGCCGCCGAGGTTCATGCCGCCGACGAACTGGCCGGAGACGACCATCTCGGCATCTCGAGCCGCCACTGCGGTCGGGTCAAGGAAGTAGGTGGGGATGCTCTGTGCCATGATGATTACCTCATGTTGATGAGAGTGGATTCGGGAGCGTCAACGATGGCTCCCCCGAATGTGGCGGAAGCCCATGCGGTCGTAGCATCGACCTTGGCCCGGACTTCCACGATAGACTTTGCAGGAACGAGTAGGGGCCTGCTCAGGGTTCGAGAAAACGTATCGGCGATCACCCTTACCTTGATCTTTGTATTCCACGACCCCCCGAACGGCTTTACTCGTAGATGGGCCTCAACCTCTTTCCCTGCCGCGACACCCGTAATCGCGGCTTGATCCAGCAGGAACTTCGTGCCAGCGGGAACGGGAAAGAACGCAGCTTCAGACTGACCCTCGGCTGCCGGAGTGATGCACTCGGGGACAGCCGGTACGCCTAACGCAACCGCGCCGGTCCCTACGTACAAGGCCCCGACGTTGGTGCCGCTAGAGCCTGACTCGCCTACAATCATGCGGTACACAATCATGTATTCGTTGTCTGTCAGGACGGCGTCCTGACCTTCCAGAACGACCGTCTCTTTTACAGCAGCCCAATTCCCATCGACGCCATAAATCGTGACCGTATGTGCGCCAATCCCTGCTGCCGCATCCACCCCACTGCCACTGGATACAGACATGATCGCACCAGTAGTGCGGTATATCTTTACGCTGTTGTCAGGCCAAACCGTCACGAATGTCGTAGGAACTTCATCAGCAGAGCCAAACTTATTGACTGCCAATGCACCGTCTACATGGCCTAGAGATAGAGCCGCTCCACCACCCACCGAGTAGTAGATTTTTTGGAGGTCATTAAGGGTTGTCATTCTGTGCACCCAAGTAGGGGAGGCCCGAAGGCCTCCCCCAGCCCATTACGCATTGACGTCGAGGCGGCCTTGGAAGGCGGAACCCGAGGTCGTCAGGTTGCCGGCCCATGCCAGAATCTGCACCTCCGCGTCCTGATTGGTCGCGTAGCGACGGTTCGGGGACAGCGGGACCATGTTCCGGTCACGGTGTGGCCGGTAGTGGATGTAGTTGCAGTTCAGGAAGAACGCGGTGCCGGTGGGTGCGCCGACGCCAGCGGAAGCCTGACTGGGGAAGTACAGGCCGCCGTCGAGGCAGACATCGGTCCCCATGAACTTGATGGTCGGGAACCCGAGGTCTCCGACGTCCGCCGAGTTGAAGCGCTGCTGCGCCTGCAACGAGGCCACGTAGGCCTCCCACACGACGTTGTCCATGACGATCAGGTCGGGACGGTCCGCACCGCGAACCAACTGCGACCACAGGGAGTTCATGTTGGCCTGCAGCGCGGTGGTGGCGGCGACGTTGACCAGACCGGAACGCCAGAACTCCCACGTGGAGCGGTCGATGCCACCGTAGGTGCCGGTGGTCGGGTCCAGCGGGACCGCGGCGTCGAGGCCGGTGATCTCCTTGCCACCCGAGCCGGTGCCGTCGGAGTAGACGCCAGCCGTGATGATGTTCTTCATCGTGGACTCGGCGACCTCGAGCCGGCCATCGAGCAGGTCGATCATCTGCTCCTTGCCGGAGTTCTGGAGCTGCTCCAGACCCGAGATGATGACCGGGACCGCCGACTGCTTGATGTCGTACTCGGCAGCCGAGATGACGTCCGACACGCCGACCGGCAGCAGGTCGTAACCCGAGTACCAGCCGCCGTTGGCGTTCTCTTGGAACGACAGCTCCTGCAGAATCTTGGAGCCGCCGGAGAAAGGCTTGACCTTCCCCTTCATCTCCAGTTTCTTCAGGACGGCGTTGTTGTTGGTGACGTTGTCCGCGATGGCGCGGGTCCGCGACTCGATGGTCGTGGCGATGATGTCGCTGATGTTGGCGTTGGCAAATGCCATGGTCAGGGTGCTCCTGTAACCGGTATCAATTACCCACCGACAGGCAGCTTTCGATTGCTACCTGTCGGCACCGTGTCCTTCGCGTGGCCCAGTTGGGTCGCTCCACCCCGGACTCGGGGTTGCAGGATGACCGTGACTGCTCGAGTCGGTCAGCCGCTGTGCTGATCTACTGCGTCTTCAAGTGCCTGTCTGCGCGAGACTGGACCCGACTGAGGCGGTGCGCCTGCCGGTGCTCCCGACACGCTGCTGGCCGCTCGTCTGGCACGGAGTCCACGCTTCTGCGCTACCCCTGCCGCTATGGCCTGTTCTCGCTGACTGACTACCTTGTTGATCTCAGGATGCAGCTTGCACGCTTGATTGTAGGCGTCATCCAGCGATAGCTCAATGCCTCGCCGGTCGGACACCTCGATCAGGTCCGCCATCGTCTCGCGGACGTCGTTGTAAAACTCGTGCGCCGGGTCCGATGCGAACTGCCAGACCTCGCCGTCGGCGGCCTGCTGGGTGTCCACGTGGTTCTGCTGGTTCTGCTGCTGGAGCGCCTGAAACAGCATGTCCACACGTGGGTCGGCTGGCTGTTGCTGACCCTGCCTGTGACCCTCCGGCACCGGTGCGCCGATGATGGCCTTGTCCAGCATCTCGATGTCCACCCGGTAGTTCTTGACCATGTCGGCCACCACGGCGGCCTTCTGCGCCTCGGAGCCGGTGCGGAGTGCAGCCGCGGTCTGGAACAGGTATCCAGCGGCGGTGATCGGGTCGGACCCCTCACCGCGGATCATGTGCTCGTAGGGGGAGTAGACCTGATGGAACGCCTGCGCCAGCTTGCGCTCGTTGGCGGTGCGCTCGAAGACCTGCTGGACGTCGGCCTCCCGGCGCTGCACCTCGGCCTTGACCTGCGCCGGCAGAGCACCCCACGCCTCGCGTGCCTCGGGTCGCCAGCTCTGCGGTGCGCGGTCTTTTGCCTGCTCGGCTGGAGCCTCGACCTGCTGCTCTGCTACCGCTCCGGCTGGAGGCTGAATGGGGGTTTCGGTGGCAGGCGCAGCGCCTTCGACCTCCGGTTTTGCCTTGAATCGTCCTTGCTCGTCTCGCTCTCGAGCGGCGGTTTCTTCCCCCGTGGCCGCTTCAGTGGACTGCGTGGGACTCTCAACTTCCGCGGCGGCTTCTGCGGCATCAAATTGCTCCTCGATCAGCTCCCTCGCGCTCGGGACATCCTCGACACTTCCGTCATCTTCAACCTCAAGTTCTTGAACTTCGACAGGGTCCATCTCGTGCTCCTGTGCGGTCCCGTAGGGTGGCCGCTGTTATTCGGTCCACGGCTTGAACTGGTCACCACGCAGTGCGATGGCCCAGTCACGTGCCGCCTCCGTGTCTGCCTTGGTGCCTTCGAGCACCACGGCGTCGTTCCCCTGCTTGAGCAGGTATTCCCGCATCTTCGGACCCGAGAGCGGGTCGTTCTTCCAGTCCGGTCCGAGCTGCTCGGCGGCCATGGCCTCGAGCTGGTCCCATGGCTCGCCGCCGGACAGGCGCAGCGGGTTTTCAGGCTCGTAGTCGAAGGCATACTCCCGTCCCGGCTGACCCCAGCTCGGGTTCGGGTCCGAGAGCGCATCATAGACCGGGTTCCCGGTACCGCGTGGCTGGCTCTCCATCCAGAACCCCATCGCGTCGAGGCCATGGCCGGACTCCGGCATCCGTGGGTCACCCTCCATCTCGTTCATCGTGGCGTGATACCACGGTTTGTCGTCGAGCGAGTATTGCACCGGCGGGACGTTGTCCATGAAGCCGTGGACGCCGAGCGCATCCAGCTCGTCGGGGGTGAGCAGGTCGCGGACAGGCTGGTCGTAGTCGCGGAGCGGGAAGTCCTGCATCAGCTCGTCGGGGTCGAGGTCTCGCCGCAGTGCCGCGGCTCGCGCTTCCGCCTCGCCGGGGGTGAGCTGGTAGGCATGGAACGCATCCCACTCTGGAACCCGGCCACCCGTCTTCCTGATGATGCTCTCGTAGATGTCCGGGTCCATGTGCGCTACCTCGCGCTGGTAGGCCTGATCCATCATCTCTGGACCCGACCCCAGCTCCCACCCCTCTTTCTGCTGGATCAGGTGCTGCGGCTCGTGGATCAGTGTCTCGGCCATCCGGGTGGGTGTCGAGCCGGACCCGAGGCCGAGGTGGCCTTCCGGCTTCTGCGGGTTGGTGAAGGCGCTGTCCCTAAGCTCCTGCTGGGTTTGCGTGTCGGCGTACAGGACATCGGTTTCCACGCCGGCCATCTTGGGGTATTCACTGAACAGCGCCTCGTGCTTCATGGCGTCGGACAGCGTGCCGTAGCGGTCGGGGGGGACGCCGGCCAGCTCGTCACGCATCATGCCTATATCTTCACGCATGGTGGTCCACGGCTCTCCCAGCTCGTTCAGCTCGCCGAATCGCTCGACCCTGCTGGCTCGGCGAGCGAGTGCGTCGGACAGCATCGTCTTTGCGCCGATGACCTCTGGCATGTAGAGGTCTTTCATATTCTTCCCCTTCCCCAGCATCCCCTCGCTGCTGAAGTATTTATGTACAGCCGATTGCGCCGCCAGTTGCGGGTCGCTTATCGTCGGGTCGAGCAATTCGTTCAAGGCCTGCATGTGGTCGAGCATGCGGCGGCGGCTCTCGACCACCGGGGAGGTTCTCTCCGGCATCAGGTCGGTGGTGACCTCCATGCCGGCGTCGCTGATCTCGCGCCGGAGCTTGCCGGTTGGGGACATGAAGTAGCCTGTCTCGTTCCAGACCTCCTCGTTGATGTCCATCCACTCGTCGGAGCCGACCGGGTGCTCACTCAGTTTGCGCTCGTCGAGCATCCTGCGGGTGTTGTCGGCTGCCTGCGGGTCCCAGCCGGCGGACTTCGGACCGGTGAAGATTCCCATTCCCTTGCGGAGCGCGCCGACGGTGGCCGCTCGTGCGAGGTCCACCGGGTCCATCAGGCCGGCGATGTCCGCCGTCTCCGGCTTGACCCTCCATGTCTCCCCGGACCCTGTAGTCGCCGGCAGGCCGTAGGTGAGGTTCTCGACCTGCTCCAGACCGCTCGGCCAGCCCATGAACTCGGCCACCGGGGCCACGTAGGGTGTCTCGCGGAGCGTCTTGGCCAGCGAGCCGGCCTTGTCACCGACCCATGCCTCCAGCTCGCTCCTCGGTGGTGTTCTGACTTCGGCCATCACTGGAACCCCTGCTGGATCACTTTCAGCTCTTTGCGTAGCGCGTTGACCCGCTCCTGCATCTTCGGCGACAGCTCGACGCCACCCTCCACCAGATTGCTCTCGAAGTTCACCGGACGGATGCGACCGGACACCCTAGCCTCCCGTGCCGCGGCCTCGAACGCCTTCTCGAACGCTTCAGGATCGCCACTGAAATCCATGTAGCGGATTCCACGGTCGGTCACGATGGGACTCAGGTCGGCGTCGCCGGTTTCCTTGATCAGCGCCTTGGTCAGGCGATCCACCGTGGCCGGGTCGGTGTCGGTCAGGTACTCGAGGCCGGAGATGTCTCCCTCCAGCAGCTCGTCTCCGTACTTCGGGATCGAGTAGGCCACCGCGTCCTGACCGAGGAGCTGGCGGTGCGCCTCCGCGGCCTCGTCGAGCCGGTTCTTGGTGTTCGGGTTCAGGTACATCGGTCCCTCCGCCTGTCGCCGCAGGCTGATCGGAACCTGCATACCCTGCGTCTTGGCACCCTTCCACACTCCCGGCGTGCTGAACGGCGGCTGGTGGCTGATCCCGGCCTCCTTGAGCAGCACGTTCTGGCCTCCCGGTGCCAGCATCTCGTTGACCTCGTCGAGGTAGCGCTGCTGGAGGCCCCTGTTGCCGTGCGTGACCCACGGCAGATCCCGGCTCGCTGGTCCCGGCGTGGCGTCGTAGCTGAACTGTGCGATGTCGGCAGGATCGGCGTCGGCCCGGTCGAAGTAGCGCACCGACCCGGCGTGAGGCCTGCCGGCGCTCGGCGCGATCCGCACCCCGCGGTAGCCGGCATCCAGCGCCGCCTTCTCCCCCGCGGCGTAACTCCCCCCGAACAGCTTCAGTGGGTCGTCGGCCATGTCATAGACCGACGCCTCGGGGACCGTCATGTTGTACGGGGAGCTGCGGTGTGCGAGCGCGCTCTCGGGTCGCCGGATGTCGGCATCGTAGCCGTAGGCCGGACCCTTCCCCGGCCCACCGTAGCG